ACCGTGAGCGTCACGCTCGAGGAATTACAGGTGGCGACTCTGCTTACAGACACGCCGCCAGTAATGGTCAGGGTGCCTGTCGTGTTCTGAGCGATTACGTAGTTGCCGATGTACTCAATGCTGACGGACTTTCCTGTGTCTGTCGTTCCAGCAGATCCGACAAGCGGCCTTGACTGCGAAAGCACGGAAGCCCCGGCCGTCAGGCCAAGGTGCGAAACGTCAATTGCATCGGTGCCACCGCCGCCCGTGGCGCCGATCGTGTAGGTGATGGACGTGACGGTGAAATTCGTACCGCCGAAAGAGAACGTCGTGCCAGCATCATGGGGCGTGACGGACATGCTTTAAATCTCCTGCCAGATTACGTCGTACACCTGCGTGATTTGATAGGCCGGAGGCAACTCCGCACCGCCCAGCGAAACAAAATCGTCAGACTCGTTTTCCAGGGACGTTTGCTTCACAGTCGTATTGTCCACCGTGCCGCCGTACCCGTCCAGAACGACACGCATGGCGTCAGCCACTTCACGGGCCTGGTCGTAGGTGGCGCCGTAGATGCTGTATTCCAGCGTCAGCTTTGGAGTACCCAGAGGGCTTCCAAGCGTCTGCGTCCGCTGGATGCCTATGCGGCGCCACGTCACGTACGGCAGCGGCGTCTCCGTTGGGACTACAAGAGGCTTGATCCTTGCCCCAATCAGCGAAAAGACGGCCGTGCTCGAGGTAAGCGCAGTGAGCAGGACTCTTTCTGGTGCTTTCATGGCCCGAGATCCCTTAGCCGTTTGGCGTATTCAGCGCTTGCTTTGGTCAGCGCCTTTCGCATTTCACTGTCGATGATGCTCTGCATTTGGGACCGCGATGACGCAAAGGCCCGCTGGAGGGGATGCTTCGCCTGAGTGCCACTGACTCGCCCAGTGGCAATGAAGTCCAACGGATACGTGCCACGCCCCTTCGACTTGAACGGGCCACGGCCGGAGAAGGACGACAGGACTCCGCTTTTGTTTCCCGACGCCTCAAGGTAGTTTTCGCGCCTGGTGCGAATCCTGCCGCCAAGTAACACCCTGCCACGCCGCTTGGATCGTGTCTTGAAACCAGGCGTCCTTGGCTTGGTTCCAAACTCAACTAGGTGCGAGTGATAGGCTCTGTTCGGCCCCTTAAGAACTGTGCCGCCGCCAAAGGCAGGCGTGGCGCTCTTCTGGCTTTTGCTGTTTGTCGGCCGCCTCGGACCAACGACGACAACGCTGACGGGCAAGCCTTGCTTGTTGTTGGTGTACTTCCGCTCGGCCTTGCTGACGCTGGCCAGCAGGTTGCCGGTGACCTGGCCCAGCTGAGAGTAGTTTGCCCGCAGCGCCGCCATACCTGGCTTGGCGGCTTTCCGCAGGGCTTTCATCTGGTATTTGATGCTGATGTCTTTTGGCAGTTCCTGCAGCTTGGCCACCACGTCCTTGAGCGGCTCAACAATGCCAAGGTCGATGCTGCCCTTGGTGCGACGCTTGCCAAGGCGAATGCTGATAAACGGGTCTGCCATTACTTCACCGTTTCTTGGCAGATGATTTCGTGCTCGCTGCGGTTGCTGTGCTCGAGCAGGCTCACGATGTCCAGCGTGCGGGAACGCCACGACAACCGCATGTTCTGAGTTAGACCAGGCAGGTAACGCATCCGCACACGGTGCGTTACGCCAATTTCCTGTTGGCCTAGGCCAAGAGACTCGCGTGCGGATACGCCTTCAACGCTGGCCCACGCTGACGTGCTGTTTGCCCAAGACAGGACCGTTTCGCCAAAGGCATTCGTGGTGCCGCTGGCAATCTGCACCGTGACACGCTCGCGGAGCTTGCCGGCGTCAATCATCGGTAGGAGCCCCAGCGTTGCGAGTCCAGCAGCGACTTCACGCCGAACGGCACCTCAGTACCGCCAGCGTTGTCTGCTGACGCCCTGCGTTCGTACCACGTGCCGATCAGCATGAGCATGGCGTGCCGGATCGCCGCCGGGACGCTCGTGCCGCTGGCTCCATAGCCAGCCCACCATGTCACGCTGATTGCGTTGTCATCCATCAAGTGCGGCGGCCACGTCTGGCCGTAGAGAGTCTTCACGGTGCCAGGCGTGCCGGCCCGGTCCACGCGGTAGCTGGCCGTGGAGTATGTAGAAGTAGTGCCGTTCTCAAACGTGAACGTCAGGGCCACCGCCGTGGTCGTGCCGGCCGTCGCCATCGGCGGGCGTGGAAGCTCAATGTCTTGCGTCCCGTCAGGCGGGAACGTGTCGAACCGCATCGCCCACTGCGTATGCACCAGCGTGCGGTCTAGGTACTGCTCGCACCATTCGCGGGCAGCCGTAATCAGCGTCCCGATGTAGGCATCATCGTCGGACGTGTCTACCCGTAGGTGGGCCTTGGCTTCGGCCAGCGTAACTGGTTCAAAGGCCGGCGGCGTCTGGCGTGTCAGGCTTCGGTACTGCACGTGGGCGTCCTCGCTTGCGTGTGGTGGCGTCTGCCGTCTCTGCCCGCTGCTCAATGGCCGCTGTTTCGATCAGGCTGCCCTGCGTATCCTCGACAGCAAACCTCTGGGACAGCAGCTGTGCCGCAATGCCGCCAGGAACATCGACCACCTGGCCAGTGCGGTACGAACGCCACGGCCGCAGAAATCTAAGTTTCCTCATTGGGGCACGCTCCATGCAGTTTCCGGCCGCTTCAGTGTGTTGGTGAATTCCGTTGTCCACTGAAACACTGGTTTGCCTAGGTCTTGGCTAGGCCACGTCACAACGTATTCGCCGTGGCCCAGCACGATGCGTGGAGAGACAAAAACTCGATTGCCGCTTTCACGCCAGTTTTTCCAGAACCAGATATCACTATCCGTCCTGCCGTCGTTCCATGAGCCTTGCGAATCTGGCTTTGTCCAGAACCAAGGTTTTTTGCACCGCTTTAGTGCGGCGGTGCTAATGACCGTAAGGCCGAAGTGGGCGCTGTCCACTTCTTGCACTGGCTCGGCAAACCACGACTTTTCCACCTGCGTCTTGCCGCCTTCCGGCGGATTGTCTAAGCAGCCCTTTAGCGTCAGCATCGGGCGGCCGTCTTCACGTTTGGTCTGCAGCCCTGTGACGGCATCGCACTGGAACGTCATCGCCATGGCAAACAGATGCTCCACGTCTTCCTTCGTGAAAAACGTGTCGTAGTCGATGGTGAGCAAATATTCGGCCTTGTCGATGAATTGCTCCATCACTCTGGTGTTGACCTGATCCCAGAACGCACCGGTGCCCATTGTGGGGCGAATGCCCAGCGGCATGAGTGCCTGAGCCCAGGCGAAGTGATTGGCCGTAAACGAAAGCCTAGGCATCGACAGGATGGCTTCCACCCTGATGTCAACTTCAGTGCCACCTACCTTGACGATCATGCGTGCCTCTAAACGAGAACGGGCGGCACACCGTGTGGCATGCCGCCCGTTCAAAATTGCACACTCGTCAAGCCGTCAGGCTCACGCACCCACCAGGCCGATCATCGGGCCGGCGACGGTGTCGCTTCCCAGGTTCGCGTGCGTGATGGCAACGCGAGCCACAGCCCGGATTACGGTCTGGTCGCTCAGGAAGTTCACCTGATCGCTGCTGGCGATCTCGATGGCCTGGCGAATGCCGTAGTAGCTCGAGTTCGCCATGTTCCCGTAGAGGGCCATGATCGCACCCGTCGAGTCCGCACCGCTCGGGAGCCGATCGGTGAGAACCACTTCCGAGCCAAGGAAGGTCGGACCCATGCCCTGCGACAGACCCACCGACCCGCCTTGGGCAAGGTCGAGGTTTTGCATGCACGCCGCGAAGAAGAACGGCGAGCAGAACCACTTGGCACCAGCACGCGAGTGCTGCGGAACCTTAGCCATCATGGCCAGCAGGTTGGCCTTCGTGACTTCGTCGGGCGTATCACCGGCAGCCGTCACGAGCGAGGCGGCGTAGGTGGCAGCAGACGCCGCCAGCAGGCCACCCGTGTACGTAGTGACGAGCCCGGCGACCGCTGGCGCGTTGCTCGGGTTCCCGCTCCACGCAGCTTCTTCCACGGCGTTGGAGAGCGTCAGTGCCAGCTCTGCAGCGATCCAGTCGGCAATCGACACGATCGAGTCTTGCAGCAGCTCGCTCGCAATCGTCACCGCGCCCGTGACCTTCTTCGCAGTCAGAGTGACCTGATTGGAAGTCGGGTCGCTGGCAGTGATGGCAGCGTTCTCGTTGATCCAGTACGCGGTCGCACCGGCCGTCCGTC